TAAATAAATTTCTTAGTTCGGATTGCTAATTGCTGATAACTTTCAAAGTCGATATTGTTACACTCGTTAATAAATAGAATGTCCCTCCTGGCCCCTCTTAGCTTGTCTGGTTGGTCGACGCTAAAAAATTCAATATAGGAATTATTAGAGAATGTATATTTTAATGAGGACCTATTGAAGTTGTTATCTCTCCAATTGTCAGTCATTAACATAATCTTTTGAAAGTCTTTTAAAGCCCCACGTTTCAAATGAGGGATTGACTCACTAACTATTGATATCTCCGAAAATGGATTTTCAATAGCGTAAGTAATAAGTAAGGGCAATATCGAAAACGTTTTGGAGCTTGACGTTCCACCTTGCACAATCCTAACTCGTTTTCTTAGTTTGGCAATTTTACTCTGAGCCGTCGTTTTCTGGAACATCTAAGTCTAAGGAATTAAAAATCGGTTTCTCTATGCTTATATGTTGATCAATTGTTTGTTTTGGCATTCCAAAGAAGTATTTAAACCACAATTCAATCGCCCATTTCTCTCCAGCTTGCATCGCTGCCTCGAGTTGTAATATCGCCTCCGGTAAAAAAGGTTTTAATCTCTCGTAAGTGTCTTGCATTTCGGACTTAGTCATCAATCTTTTATCGTCTGGTCTTACCGCTTTGGTTGAATTTCCTCCGTTAAATTTCCTTTTATCCATTTTTCAATCCAAAACAATTAATTGATTTGAGCGTTTCCATTATATCTCCCTAAAATTACTTCGTTATCCTTTAAAAACATCGAAGTAAACATTTTAAACCCCTTATAAGACTTCGTTTTTAATAACTTAAATAAGTTGTCCGGCATCCAAATTTCGTTCGCTGAGAGGTCTGTGGGTGCGTTTTCAATTACAGCGTCAAGGAATAAATAAAATTCCTCTTGCTGTTGTTTTTTCGTTGATTTTGTCGACTTGCTCTTTGTTGTTGTCATAGTGTTCCCTAATTTTATACTTTTGTACAAACGACCATTTATCACGTCCATTTGTAAAGTATATTTTATCAATTCCTAACTCTTTTGCGGTACTAAATAAATCGGTATTGTCTCCGTCTTTTTCTCTAGCTGTTAAAATTCTAACGTCTTTACCCTCAGATATAAACTTTGAGGCAAGGTCTTTGCCTTTTTTAGTTGAAAGCGTTCCGTCATAATCAAAACTAATCGGCATACGAGTAGAGTTTAAATAAATCTTTTATAATCGTTTCGTGAACTTTCGAGCAATTCGGACAATTAGAATTGTCGATGCCAAAATAGTATAAATATAAACCATTTAAATAATTTACGTCTTCAAAAATTAACTCAGTACGTTTTCCCTCGATTACTCTTTGACCTTTTGCCTCTAAAAATAGAGTAAAATGTTCTTTGTCAATAGGAGTCATTTCAGACTTAACCTTTTTAAAGTTAAAAAGTCTGTTTAAAGAGAATTGTCTCTCCTTACAATCTAAGCAAGGCTCAATCCCAACCGCTGAGGTTAAATTAGCGACAACGTCTCCAAGTCCTTGAATTTCTTTTTTAATCCTTTTTTTTGCCATTTAATTTAATTTTAACCATCTTATTAACTCGATGGATAGTTTGTATGTGTATTCCGGTTTGTCTCGATAGTTCTCGTTGGCCGTGTAGCGTTGAGAGTTCAAATAATGTCCTTTCATACCAGGTTAAACCTTTTGAAAGCTCTGAGTAATCAATCCCGTCGTTATATTCCTCCTCTTCAATTTCAAATTTAGAGAAATCGTCGATTAAAATATCGTTATTTTTAAGAGAGTCATAAAATAATGACCTCAAAGTTACAAATATATAGCCGTCGGAAACCATTGTCGTCCTATCGGATAATTTAATATACATATTTTGAGTCAACTCGTCTGCTAAGTCCTTGCATTTACAAATTTGTAAAGCCATTTTTCGCCATTGAGCGTCCTTTTTAGCGAGTTCGTTAATTATCAAAGCCGCATTGGATTAAAAAACTCACTTAAAAAATGTAAAACGTGAGTTTCATTTTCGATATAGTAAGCCGTTCCTCTAACAATTATAACTATTTCGTCCGGAGACTCAATCCAATATCCGTCAATACTATCGACGTTAACACGGAAGTCGACAAAGGATCCATTGAGTCCGAGGTTGTCGTCCTCTTGCTCCAACCACATTTGAGTCGATATTGTATAAGGTTTAATCATTTGACAAATATAGTAAATATATTAATATAACGGTAAAAAGTTATTTTGTAACAAATTTGTTAAAAATTCGTTTCAAAATCCGACCATACTTTGACAATACATCCATATTTTGCAAGTTCTGATAATCTCAACTCTTGTAAAGGAGACAATATACCATTTTCCTTTTTTACTTCGATAAACGTAGCCTGTCCGTCTTTGATAGCTAATAAGTCAGGAATGCCATTTGTTGAGGTCTTAATTAACTTGGTAACAAAATACCCTTGCGCCTGGAGTTTCTTTTTTATCTTAGTTTGGATTTGCTGCTCGCTCATATCGCTGAATTATTTATCTCATGAGCCAAATCGAGCAATCCGATTTTAATAACTTCCGAATTAAAAGTCAATTGAATTAATAATCCGTAGATAATTTGCAAATGTTCGTTGATAGTTAAATCGTCTCTTTGCATTTCAACGCTGTGCGTTATGCCGTAGCATTCAATAGTTATTTTCATAATCTTATTTGTTTTTTATTTCTCGTTTAACTTCTTCCCAATATTCTAACTCGTTATCTAATGCATTGCCAAATGGTATAGAATAAAGTGTGTTTAATATTTCTTCTACTGCTATTAATGCACATTTTTTAGCATCTAACATTAAATAGTGTTTACTTTCATATTTAAACTTATCTATTAATTCTTCTGCTTTTTCTTTTGGTTTCATAATCTTATTTGTTTTTAAATGTTACGTTATAATATTCCTCTCCTTTTGTTATATCTTCGTGTATTCCATAACCTGAAGAACCAAGACATTCTTCTTGATTACAAGCATCAATAATCTGTTGCTTTTCCATTTCTTTGGATTGTCTTGCCATTAATAAACAATCTACATAAATACCTTTTGCCATTCTGTTTTCTTTTGTGTTAGTTGGCAACTTATCTGCTTTACTTTTAATTTGTTCAATCAATAATTCTACTGCTGTTTGTTTCATAATCTTATTTGTTTTTAAATGTCAAGTTTTTGCTATCATTTACCTGACAAAATTATTACGCTGTCATTATTATAATTAACGAAACGGCTAACGTGATAACTGAAATCCAAGCCATTATTTCTATAATTATTTCCTCTTTGTTATTCATATTTTTGTCGATATATAGTTAATAATTCCTCTAAGGTTAAATTTTGACCTTTGTAATCCCAAAGGTATATTGAATTAAAATCGCACTCCAATCGCAACCAGGTGACAAAATTAATAATTCTTATTAAGTCGTCGTTCTTAGGTATGTATTTTTTACCTTTCATAGTTTTTCAATTTCTCGTTTAACATCGTCCAAATATTGATCGAATAAACTACCCTCTGAGGCAAAAAATAAACGAGAGTCAAAAAATCGAACTTGCTCAACTGCTATTAATGCGCATCTCTTTGCGTGAACTACATTTGAAAAATAGCCGTCGTCGTCCTCTTCAGTTCTCAAAGCGTGACAATATTTATCGAATAACTCTTTGGCTTTGTCTTTTTCTGTCATATCTTTTTTACAAAATTATCGTTATAGTCAAACTCCATTTCAAAAAATTCGTTATTATCTAAATATTTAAAAGTATAAATGTAATGATTTGACATTGATTTTTTTTGATTGCTCCACTTCTCCGGTATCTCTAAATTTTTAGCCGTTCCAACCATACGAAATTCTCGTCCGGTTGATCCAACCTGAGGCAATAAATGAATACCGATTTTTTGATTTTTAACTATTAAATGTTCCATAACTATAAAAAATAAACCCTCCTCGATTGCTACCGCCAAGCGCAAAAGAAAAGGGAATTATTAAATACTTTACTTTGGCGGTTGTACAAATATATAAAATTAATTTTTAAATACGCAAATAATTTTCTTTAAAAATTTTCAAAGTATAATCTTTCTTTTTTAATACGGCTTTGTAAATGTCAAGTTCGATCCCTCCTTTGCTAAATATCCAAAATATTTCATTTGATTGTCGTTGCATTGTAGTCAAACGATCTCGGCTTTGCCAGTAACTTGTCGCACTGAAAGCGATATTATAATATACTAAGTATTTGGCATTCTTTAAAGAGATACCCTCACGGCCGGAGACTATTTGTAACGCAATACATTTATCGCTATTGTCAAACTCTTCGACATCGTTTGTTAAATTATCTCCGTAAACTGATTTGAGAGCGTTATATTCCTCTTTGAAGACGTAAAAAATAGCAATTTTTACTCCCTTAAATTTTTCGAGAGTAAATTCAGCCTTTGAATAATCAATTACTTTTGACGTTCCGTCCTCAAATTTGCAAGTCCCTGAGCTTAGTTGGTGAATTTTCTGCATCAATTTAACTCCGGTATCTCCGAGAATAACCTGGCCGTCTGTATTTTTAACGACTAAATTCTTTTTGAGCTTGTTAATTATCAAATTTGTGATCGGTTGCATCTCGCATTCGAGGATCATTTCGTTAACTGAGGTCGTGAAACCGGCTTGCGCTTGTGTAAAAGTCAATAAATAGTTTTGAATGACTCTTTTTATTAATGACTCTTTGGCCTGGCTGTAATCTTTTATGACCGCATAGCCAAGTCGTTTCTCTTTTACGTCCACATAATCAATCGCCCACTTATAAAAATTGGTATATTGTTTAAATGGCGAATGATCGGAAACCCAAAATTGGTAAAACCATTGGCTATAACTCTCCGGAGTTGGCGTTCCGGATAAAAATATCATTGGGAGTTTTGAATAACGTTT